AGCGCTAGATATATCTGCAATCAATGCTTATGTTGAGCAATATGACTTGCCAGTGGAGCGATACATCTTTAATGACTGTATCTTTGCGCTTGACGATATGTTCTTGGATGAAGCTCATAAAAAGGCGACGCAACGAGCGACGAAGACTTAAATGCTGACGTGCGATACTTAACTGTGAACAAGCGACGGGATGTAACGCGATTGATGTTACATAATACTGCTATTCCATTGACAACGACGATAAGATTCGATATTGACACTTCTGTCATTAGTACGTACTATTCGTTTAAACGAAACGTTTACTATTGCGACGCGGTGACTGACTGCGACGAATATTTTATTTAGACGTACATAGGTTAAATCAAGCGTAAGCTTTGAGAGGAGACGCCATGAAAACTACAAAATTAAACTATCGCTTAGCAGATGGTTATGGCATCGGCTAGTTTACAAAAGAATACAAATAAAGCATCCTATTATGGGTGCTTTATTTTTATGAGTATAAAATGGTAATTGATAACATATTATTACTAAGAACAATTTTATTATTTTTACCTTATTTTGGCCTTTGGTATTTCTTTGATAAGAGAATTAAAGATAAATTCTTCTTAAAGCCGCGAACCCATATGCAATTAAATTTCATAATGATTGCATTGGTTATTGTTTTCGCAGAACTAGTATATTGGAATCTATTTCTAAGGAACTATACTTTTCTGGCCTTTGAACTCACAACTATTTCTATTAACTCTCAAGGGGAAGAGAAGCAAACAATTTCTAATACATTAGTAGTCTTGTTAGGAACAGTTGTGGCAATTTTAGGCTGGTTATTCCCAACACGTGCTAATAGTGTGGCAGCCACAAGAAGCCATACAATACATACATTAATGGAATCAAGGCTTTCAGAGATTTACAATCACAAGGTAACGCTATGCACTGAAGTTTATGTAACAGCTAAGAAGCAATTTGGGGAAAGCTATATTCTAAAAAAAGAACACTTTGAGAACCTTGATCAAAAATATAAAGACGCAATTCACTATCTTTTAAATTATTTAGAGTTTGTTGCTACCGGAATACGTTTCGGAGATTTAGATGAAACATTGATGAGGAACATGATGAAAACAATCATTAATACTAATTTTACTTTTTTCGAAGAAGTTATCAAAGACAAGCAAGTAAAAGCACCAACCGTTTATGAGCACTTAACAGTACTGCATAAACGCTGGAACTGTAAGTAATATTTGAGGAACCGCTAGAGATAGCGGTTTTTTATTGCGCCTTTATTAACCAGTTGCTAAATTACCCTCAAATATGAGGGTGTTTTTATGCTTAAGGACTATCTTGGGCCTGCCGCTGAACATAAGCACAAAGCAGAACAAGCCATTAAAGAAAAGAGATTTGATGATGCTTGGCGTCATCTTAATGAGCAAAAAATAAATTATTTTCAGCACGCAAAACAATGTAATTTTACTGAAAAGCAAACTTTGGGGCTTGATGCAGTTGTGCACATCACAATGGGCAATTTACTGAGAAGAGAAGGTAAGCATTTACAAGCTTTGTATCACATTGCTTATGTTTATAAGGTAGGTAAGCTAGAGAACCCCCAAAATGACAGTAACGATGATAGGCTAAGAATCTACTATAAAAGAGCAAAGAAAGATGGTGGATTCGAGAACTTTAAACAAGGGCTTGACCTTTTTCCCAGTTATGATTATCAGTCAGTGCAACATTTCACAAGCAGCCTTTTAAATTCTGGAGACGTAAAACAAGGAGCTATTACTTCTCCTCAAATTGAGGAAAAGCCTATTACAAAAATCCCAGAAATTAATAAGAACGCTATAAATAATAAGTTTTTGGCTGAACGCAAGAAAAAAAAGGAAGAACATATTGGGATTCCTCCTCCATTAAAAAAGCCCGAGAAGAAGCAAGTTATTCAATATGAAAAGACGAATAGCCAAATAAGTGCAACACCTGTTAGCAGTAGTTCAAAAACTGAAGGATGTAGGAGTTCAGTTTCAGGGTTCTTTATTGCAGCGACTTGCGTGGTGATAGGTTTAATTCTGCTTGTTTGGTTGCTTTCATACTAAAATAGTAAACTAGAGAATAAACACGCTACATGTTAAATTTTACTCAAAGATAATGGTTTGGGAATATGAAAAAGATAATTGTATTAGGTTCAGTAGTTTTCTTTAGTGGCTGTGCTACGACTGCAAACTTTTTTGAGTTAACACCTACAGTAACAACCAATCACGGCTATTGGACAGGTGCACATTCGAATGTTTCTGTTGCAACTTTAAAGTTAAATCAAGATGGTTCAGGTGTTATTTGCCAAGATTATCAAGGCGAAGCAAGAGTACAATCAATCAAGAAAGTAGGCAATAAAGTTTATACGCAGGACGGATCTTTCTGGGCCATTAAAAGTGAAACTAATACAAATCTTGAACTAGCATATGGAGTTGGTGGCAGCTACAAACTAATTAAAGATGATCAGAAAACCAATATGTCACCTGCCTGCAAGGCTAAATTAGATTAAAAAGCAGTATTCAATAACCCGACCAAGTGTCGGGTTTTTTATTGCCTAGAATTTGGAGAGTGAAATGCCTGAATCTGAAAGCCGCTTGGTTATTGTGGTAGATGCCAAAGATGGCAAAAAAGAAGTCGATGCTTTAGATAAGTCTCTAGGTAATGCTGAGAAACAAGGCGATAAGACTGCAAAATCAATTAAAAATGTAGGTCAAGAGACAGGTAAAACTACTGATTTATTCTCCAAATTTAAGGAACAAATTAATTCATCTCTTGGCAATACACGCCTAGGGTCTGTTATTGGTGATGTCACTGAAAAAGTTGCAGCTTTGCGTGGTGGCGCTTTGATGGCAGGTGCAGCACTTACAGGAATGGCGGTGGGTGGTGCAGCAGTAGCATTTGCTGGACTTTCTGCAATGGCAATTCAAGCCGCTAAAGCGGATGCTGAGATGATTGTTTTAGCAAATAGAGCAAACACTAGCACACAGAACTTTCAAATTCTTTCACATGCTGCTGAACAGCTTGGTATGTCACAAGATGGTCTGGCACAGTCATTAGCTGATGCACAAGAGAAGCTCGGTGAATTCACTGCTAGTGGTGGCGGAGGTGAGGCGGCAGACTTCTTTGACGCATTAAAAAATAACACCAAAATGACTGATGCAGAGATTCAAAAATTTGCGAAGACATTGCAAGGTAAAGATGGTGTTGAAGCTCTTCAGCTAATGAAAGATAAGCTTGATAGTGTTGGAGCATCTGCACAAGAACAGAGATTTGTCTTTGAAAGTCTAGGTAATGATTTAGGTAATTTACTCCCATTGTTCGAAAATGGAGGGGCTTTATTAGATCGTTATGGAGAGGCATTAACAGAAGCGGGGATTATCAAAAGCAAAGAAGCTATTGAACAGTCTAGACTGCTTGCTGCTCAAACTAAGTCAGTTCAAACTCGTTTTGAGGGATTTAAAACCCAATTAGCATCTCAGATGATGCCTGTCTTGAACACACTTTTAAGTAGTTTCTTGCAAGGAGCTGAAGATGGTGGCCAATTTGGTTCTGTAATTCAATCTGTAGGTGTAATTGCTAAGGGTGTAGCAGTAGGGATTATTGGGCTAGCAAGTGCAATTCAGGTTGTTATACGACTCATTCAAGGCTTTGTAGAGCAGGCTAAAAATATTGGTTCGACTGCTGTTAATGTTTGGAATGCTGATGGAGTTGTTGCTAAAGGGCAAGCTCTAGTAAATGGTTTTAAAAATGGTTGGTCTATCGCCAGTGATACTGTAAACGATTCAGTAGCGACCATTAAAGGCTCAATGAAGTCCATGAATGATGTGCTGGATGCATCAGTTCCTAAACTTGATAAGCTTGGTCAGTTGTATTACGACACCAGTGGCGCAATAGACAAAACCAACAAAGGCCTTAAAACAAACGCAAAAGAAGCCAAAGACGCCGAAAATGCTGCAAAGAAAGCTGCTCAAGAGTCGAAAAAGCATGCTCAAGAATTAGAGAAGATCAATGAAGAACGTCTCAAAATTCAGTATGAATATTCTGATAAATCCAAACAAATTGAGATGGATTTACAGAAGGAAATTGAGCGCTTGCAAAAATACGGCATGACTCAATATGTCTCTGTAGCGATTCAGAAAGCGAACGATGCAAAACTCATTAGTGATGCTCAACTTGCTTATGATCTTTATTCCTTCAAGATGAATGAGCAAGAGAAACTTAACGCAAAAACTAAGATTGAAGGGCTCAGAATTCAGAAGAGTCTTGAATATAACGCTGAGGAAAAGAAGTCTCGTTTAAAAGCCTTAAAGGAACAATACGATTATGAAACTAACCTAATCAATCTTGCTGCTGAACAAAGAAAACGTGCTTACGAGCAGACTTATAGTAATTCACTAAGAGATATTCAACAGGCTAGAGCGCTCTTAGCAGCACCCAAAGGTGAACGTGAAGGTTTATCAACGCAGTTCGGGGAAAGTAATGCAATGTCTGATAATGACAATGCATTATTGAATGAACAAGATAACTTAAAAGCAAAACTAGCCAAAGGTGAAATTCTAACTCTTGAATACAACAAGCGTATTGAGGATGCTGTTAGGCTCCATGAGGAGACCAAGCATAAGATACAAGAGGAATATGCACAGAAATATCAAGATTTGCAGAAGGGTCAATATGAATCTCAGTTGCAAATCTGGTCCAGTCTTTTAAATCAAGGACAATCTGTGTGGTCTAATTTAACTCAATCAGTAAAGGATGCAAGTGGAGAACAGTCTAAGAGATACAAAGCTATGTTTGCTATGCAGCAAGCATTTGCCATTGCCTCAACAATTGTTTCTGCTCATTTAGCAGCAGCAGAAACTACAGCAGATATTACACTTCCATTCGTTGGAAAAATACCAGCAGCGTCTGCAATCTTGGGCTTTGGATATGCTCAAGCAGCAATGATCGCAGCACAAACAATCGCTGGCTTCTCTTCAGGCGGCTACACAGGCAACATGGGCCGTGGTGATGTGGCTGGTGTGGTTCATGGTCAGGAATATGTACTTAATGCCGCAGCCACTAAACGCGTTGGTGTGGATACATTGAATGCCATTAACTCAGGGCAACCAGTAGGTAATAGCCAAGTTAACATCCAAATCATCAATCGTGTACAGGGTGTTCAACTTGTTGAAAGTAAAGGCGTTGATGGCTCAGTAACGATTGAAGTTGTTCGTGCAGAGGCTGTCTCTTATACA